GACGCGGTGCAGGCCGCCGTGGCGGCCGAGCGCGCCCGCGTCAATCTTCTCGAAGAGGTGGTCGTCGCAGCGCAGGGCCTCGTCGAGCCGGCGACGGCGGCGGCGCTTCGCGCCCAGGCCATCAACGAGGCCTGGCAGCCCGCCGCTCTCCGCAGCGCGATGTTCGACGCGATCGCCGCGCGTGGCGCCCGCCCTGCCGTGCCGGCCAGCCCGAACAGCGGCCCGGCCCAGGGCGACCCGTCGCTGATCCGCGGGGCGATGGCCGACGCCCTGGCGGTGCGCGCCATGCCGGGCATCTACAAGCCCGAGAACGACCGCCATCGCGAGTACATGGGCTGGATGCCGAGTGACTTCGTCGCCGAGTTGCTGCGCGCGCAGGGCATGCGGAACGTGCCTCGCAACCGCACGCTCCTGGCCGAGCGCGCGTTCCACACGACCAGCGACTTCCCGCTGCTGCTTTCGGCGGCGGCGAACAAGATGCTGCTGGCGGCCTACGCGCTGCGCGCGCCGTCCTACCGGCAGATCATGCTCCGCCGCGACTTCGACAACTTCAAGCCGCACCGCTACCTGCGCGTCGGCGACTTCCCAAATCTGCTGCCGCTCCGTGAGAACGGGGAGATCGAGGTCGGGACGATCGGCGAAAGTCAGGAGCTTGTGTCGCTCGCAACCTTCGCTCGCCGCGTGCGCGTCACGCGGCAGATGCTGGTGAACGATGACCTGGGCGCCTTCACCGACTTCGCGTCCATGATCGGCCGGCGCGTCGCCGACTTCGAGAACGTCACCGCCTACGCCCAGGTCAACACGGCCAATGGCGACGGCCCGACGCTTCAGACGGCCGGCGGTGCGGTCTTCGGCACGGCGGCGGCGCGCGCCAACCGCGCGGCTTCCGGCGCGGCAATCGACGAGACGAACGTCGCCGCCGGCCGCACGGCGATGATGCGCCAGCGCACGCTCGACGGCCTTCCGATCGACCTCGGCGATCAGGTGCGCCTGCTTGTCGGGCCGAACCAGGAGCTCGCCGCGCGGCGCTTCACGTCCCCGATCAGCCCCACGACCATCGGTCAGACGAACCCCTTCGGCGGGCTTGTCACGCCGGTCGTCGAGCCGGTGATCCCGGCGAACCGCTGGTATCTCTTCGCCGATCCGTCTTCGGCGCCGGTCTATACCTACGGCTACCTCAACGGGGTTGAAGCGCCGCAGGTCACGACCGGCAACGTCCAGGGTGCCGATGGCGTCGAGGTGCAGGTCATCTTCGACTTCGGCTGCGGTGCGATCGATTTCCGCGGCGGCTGGTTCAACCCGGGCACGTGATGCCCTGCGCGCGGTCCATGACGGGCCGCGCGCTTCATTCCTTCAAACAGGAGAAGCTCCATGCGCAACGCGCTGCGGCCCGATGGCCGCTCCTTTCCGTTCGCCGTCCCCTACGCGGGCGGCATCCTTTCCGGCCAGGGCATGCTGGTCGGTGCCTTCTTCGGGGTGGCCGCTGTCAACGGCGCCCAGAACGAGGTCATCGAGTGCGCCTGCCAGGGCGAATTCAGCCTCACGAAGGAGCCGTCGCTCGCCATCGCGGCCGGCGCTCGCGTTTTTTGGGACAACACGAACCGCCGCATCACCACGACTGCCACCGGGAACTTCGCGGCGGGCATCTGCACTCGCGCGGCGCTGGCTGCGGATACGGAGGTCGCGGTCTGGATCGAGCGCGTCCCGGCTTCGGGCGCCTGATCATGGCCCGACTTCTGCCGCGCGACCTTGAGCGGTTGCGCAACGTCCATCCCGATCTTGTGCGCGTGGTCATTGCGGCCCGCGCACGGGTGCCCTTCATCGTCACCGAAGGCCTCCGCACACAGCGGCGACAGGCGCAGCTTGTCGCGGCAGGCGCATCGCGGACAATGAACAGCCGGCATCTGACCGGCCATGCCGTTGATTTGGCCTGCTGGCTCGACGATGGCGACAACGTCGTGGAGGCGGGCGAGGTTCGGTGGGACTGGCCGCTCTATGAGAAGCTCGGCGAAATCGTGAAGGCGACGGCGCAGGAGCTTGGCGTGCCGATCGTCTGGGGTGGTGACTGGAAGTCCTTCCGCGACGGGCCGCACTTCGAACTCGACCGCAAGCACTATCCCGCCTGACGGAGGTTCCCCATGAACGCCTTTTTCGAGATCATCCTTGCGGTGCTGGGCACCATCCTCGTGCCGCTGATCGGTGTGGCCGGGCGCGCCCTCGTGGCCGTCGCCGAAGCCAACACGCAGCGCGCGCTGGCGACGGTGCAGCTTCGCCTGGGCACAGCGGCGGGACGCATCGCGGCCGAACTGGCCACGCAGGTCGGGCAAGGTGCGCTCGCGCGGACGATCACGCCCGGCCTGATCGAGGCTGCCGCCGAACAACTGCGGGACCGCTTCGCCGAGACCGTCGCGCGCCACGGCATCACCGACGAGACGCTCTCGGGCATGATCGCCGGCGAACTCGGCAAGATCGGCGTGAGCATCTATCGGTGAATGCCTTCGCCGACGCTATGGCGACCTTGATCGCCGACCCGAACATGGGCGTCGCCGCTCTCTGGCAGCGAGGCGTCGGCGCGCCCGTAGCGTTGCGGCTGCTCCGATCATCCCCCGACGTGGTGCAGGACGCATTCAGTGCGGCGATCATCCAGGCCACCGACGTGCTGGAAGTCCCGGCGGCTTTCGGCACGATCGAACCGGGCGACACCTTCACGATCGGGGCCGATGTGCTGACCGTCCTTCACGTCGAGCGCGACGCCATCGGCGTGGCGCAGCGCGTCACGTGCCGCCGGTAGAGGAAAGCGATGCCGCAGAACAATCCCGGCCTCTTGGTCATTCTCGTCGAGCTTGCGATGGGCGCGATGGCCGGGTTGGCCGGCGGCCTCGTCCGCTGGAACAACCCGCAGCGGCGTCGCATTGGATGGTGCATGCTCTGGGAAGTCCCCTCGGCGGCCTTCATCGGCAGCGCCGGCTACGCGCTCGGCGGGCTGCTGGAACTGAACGAATACGGGCGCTTCCTGTTCGCCTTCGTCTTCGGTTACCTCGGGCAGGCGGCCTTGCACGATCTCGCGGTGGCCGTGATCCGGCTTCGCAGCGGCCTTCCGCCTGGCGGCCCTCCGGCGCCGTGAAGCTCACGGCCGCGGTCGGAAGCCTTCGGGCCGCACTCGCGGCGGAAGTGCGCGCCGGGGAACGCGCCGCGACGAAGACGATGAAGACCGAGACGGACGCGCTCAAGGACGAGTTGCGCCGGCAGATTGCCACGGCATTCGGCGCAAAGGGCCGGAGCATGTCCGGCTCGTGGCGCGGCAAGGTCTTCCCGCCGACCGGCCTTTCGCTTCGCCCTGCCGGCCTCGTGTGGTCCAAGATGCCGGCGGTCGTCGAGGCGCACGACCGGGGCGCGCTCATCCGACCCAAGGGCGGCCGGCGCTTTCTCGCCATCCCCACCGGGTTCAACCGCACCGGCCGGACGCGACGCTCGGCGGTGCGCGTCACGCCTGAGCAGATGGTCGCCTCGGGGCGCGCCTTCGTGCTGCGCATGAAATCGGGCAAGGGCCTGCTGTGGTGCCTGCCGACCAACCGGCCGACAGCCCGGCAGCGCAACCGCTTCGCCATCTCCGCGGGCGGCGTGACGACCATCAACACGGCCAAGAACCGCGAGGCCCGGCGTCGCTACGCCGACCTGATCGAGCAGGGGATGGTGCCGATGTTCCTCCTTCTCCCGCAGGTGAAGCTGACGAAGCGCCTCGATGTGGATGGCGCGGCACGGCGGGCCGGCCGCCGACTGCCGGGCGCCTTCGTGTCGGCATGGCGGCAGGAGGCGGGACGAGCATGAGGCCGACCATCGCACCGGAGGCGGCGATCCGCCGTCAACTCGATCTCCTATCCCGTGCCGCTCTCGTCGCCGCGTGCATGGCGCTTGGGTGCCTCGCCGTCCTCGCGACGGCGATCGGCGCCGCGGCGACCGTCCTCCTCGGGACCGCGGTGCTTCGCATGGCAGGGATCGCGTGAGCGCCCGCGAGAGCGCGATCGCCGCGCTCGTCACGCGGGTGCAGGCGTCGGTCGCTGGTCGCGTCCCGCCGCCTGCTTTCGCCCGCAGCGAGACGGTGCCGCAGCGCATCCCGCCGGGCGGCATTGTCGTGGTCCGCGATGGCGAAACCGTCGAGGAGACGCCCATCCTGTCGCCGCTCTCCTACGCAGTGCGGCACGTGGCCGAAGTCGAGATCATCGTCTCCGGTGCGACACCTTCCGCCCGCGCGGCGCTGCTCGATGCCCTGCTGATGGACGTGGCCGCTGGGATTGTCGCCCACCGCACCCTCAGCGGCGCGGTCGAATGGGCCGAGCCGGGCGCCCCCGACTTCGAGGACGTGACCTTCGAGGGCGCTTCCGCCGCGCGATCGGCGTTGGTGCCTGTCTCGCTCTTCTTCACCGTGGCGGCGACGCCGCTTTCCTGAACCAGGGAGGTTCTCCATGCCCCGCGCGATCGGCGCGAATTGCCGCGTCAACATGTTCCCAGAGGCCACTTACGGCACCGCCCCCGGCGGCAACTGGCGCCGCATGCCATTCATGTCGGTGGACCTCGGCGCCGAGCAGCCGCTGCTCGACAACGCGATCATCGGAGCGGGCAACAACCGCGACGCTGCGGCGCCCTTCCAGGACACCGTGACGGTCCAGGGCAGCGCGGTCGTGCCGATCGACCAGATCAACATCGGCCACTGGCTGCGGCTTCTGCTCGGCGCACCGGCGACCACCGGCTCGAACCCCAACTTCGTGCACACCTTCGGCTCCGGCGCGGCTGTGCTGCCTTCCAACGCCATCGAGATCGCCTACCCGGACGTGCCGTCTTTCGACGTGTGCACCGGCGTCCGGGCGAACACCCTGGAAATCGACTTCTCGCCGGCTGGGCCGGCCACGGCGACGTTCGGCCTCATGGCGCAAGGCTCGACGCGCGGCGGTGCCACCGGCGCCGGCACGCCGACGAGCGCGGCCATCGCCCTGTTCAACAAGGCGCAGGGGTCAATCCTGCGCAACGCATCGCCGCTCGCCCAGGTAACGGCCGCGCGGATGACCTTCTCGAACAACATGGAGGCGGTGCGGACGATCCGAGCCGACCGGCGCATCGAGGGCGTCGATCCGGGCATCTGCCAGGCCACGGGGCAGATCACCGTCCGCTTCGAGAACACGACGCTCCTGACGCAAGCGCAGGACGGCACGGCCTCGTCGTTCGAGTTCGCCTATACCCTGAACGCGAACCGAAGCCTGACGCTCACGCTGCACGAGGTTTATCTCGGGCTGGCGAAGACCCCCGTCGAAGGCCCGGGCGGCGTCGAAGCGACGTTCGACTTCCGCGCCGCCTTCAACACCGTCGCCACGCGCATGATGACGGCGGTCCTCCGAAACGACCAAGCCGCGGCGGTCTACACCTGATGCTGAACCTCGATCTCCCGACCGAGCCCTACTGGATCGACCTTGCGCGCGGCGTGCGCGTCGAGATCAAGCCGGTGGACACCGCCATCATGGCCGCGGCCCAGGCTGCCGCGGCCCGGCGTCTGGGGGCCGTCCGCGCCGCCGATGCGGACCTCGATCCCGATCTCGCGCGCGGTCTGGCGTTCGCCCTGCTCTGCAAGGCCATCGCGCGGCACAGCATCGTCGCCTGGGAAGGCGTCGGCGACGCGAAGGGCAAGCCCCTGCCGCTCACGCACGAGGCGGCCGAGCGCCTCATGGACCTCGACGACATGGCCTCGTCCTTCTGGGATGCGATCTCGCGCCCGCTGGCGGCAGTTGCCTCCGAGGGAAACGACTGAGGGGCCGCGCCGAATGGCACTTCGGCGTTGGCCCGGAATACTGCCGTGGCTGCGTTGGCTTGGACCGCGACTGCGGCATCCTCTGCCCCTACGCCGCCCACGCCCCCGACAGCGCCGAAGCCGCCGCCGTCTGGCGGGCGGGAACGGCGGCGGCGAAGATCGGTCCAGCGGGCCTTGAGATTGACGTGGCCGGGGCCGTTGCCCTCGCCGGCACGGCCGGCGTGACCGGCTGGCTGGCGGCCGAATTGATCGCGGCGTTCCGCGAGGGTCTCGACTTGGGGCAGGTGGCCCGGCGCGCGCGCACCCCTGCGGCGGATGGAGGCAGCGAGAATGGCTGACGCCACCCGGCGCGTCTCGGTCCGGCTGTCGCTCGACGATGGCGCGCGCGTCAAGCAGGGCATGCGGGAGGTCGGCGAAGCCGGCGACCGCGAGCTCAAGCGGATCAAGGACGGTGCCGACCGCGCGTCGCAGTCCTTGCAGCTTCTCGACGCCGCGACCCGCGCGCTCTCCTTCGTTGGAGTGGCGGCGGGCCTGCGCGCCATGGTCATGGCGGGCGACCAGCTTACCGTTTCCATGGGACGGCTTACGACCGCTCTGGGCAATGTCGAGCGCGCGGGCGAAGTCTATGAGGCGCTCTACCGCGACGCCTTGCAGACCGGCGTGGCGCTGCGCGACAGCGTTGACGCCTTCAACCGCTTCTCCATCGCGGCGCGTGAGATTGGCGCCACGTCTGCGCAGGTGCTCCAACTCGTCAGCGGGTTGCAGCGCGTTGCCATTGCCTCTGGCGCTACCACGCAAGAAATTCAGAGCAGCACGCTCCAACTTGGGCAGGCGCTTGCGTCCGGCGTCCTGCAAGGTGACGAGCTTCGCAGCATCCTCGAAGGTATGCCAACCCTTGCGCAGAGCCTCGCGCGTGAGCTTGGCGTTTCCATCGGCGAGCTTCGAAAGCTCGGTTCCGAGGGGAAGCTCACCGCCGACACCGTCTTTCCGGCGCTGCTGCGCGCCGTCGAGCGCGTCAACGCTGAGTTCGAGCGTGCTCCGCTGTCGGTCGGGCGTGCATTCGGGCAGTTGACGGCCGCTGCCGACCAGTTCCTTGGGCGGCTTGATCAGGCCATCGGCCTTTCCAACGCGCTCGCGCGGGCGCTTTCCGGTGCTGCACGTGCCCTCGATGGCCTTCGACGCGGTGCCGGGCTGACGACGGAAGGCGAGCGGGTCGCGGATCAGCGCGCGCAGCGCGATGCGCTGGCGGCCGAGATTGAGCGCCTCGAACGGCAGGCCGAGCAGCCGCCGCCCCGTCGCGGCACGATCCAGCGCGGCGCCCGGGGGATTGCCGAGCAGCAGGCCGGCGTGGACCGTGCGCGGCGCCTCGAAGAGCTTCGCCAGCAATACCGCGAACTGAACGAGGAAATCGGTCGTCAGGAGCGCGAGGCCGGCGCACGCACAGAAGCCGAGCAGGCAGCGGCGGCGCAGCGTGCGGCCCAAGCCCGGCGGCAGCGCGGCACGCAGGATGCCGACGAGCTTCGCCGGCAACTCGATGATCGCTTCCGCATCAACAACGAGCACGAGGAACGCCTCCGCCGGCTGCGTGAGGCGGAGGCGTCCGGCGCGATCGACGCCACCGAGCGCCAGCGTCTTGAAACCTTGGCCACGCGCGAGCGCGACGAAGCCCTGCGGCGCCTGGAAGGTTCCGTCCGGCGCGTCACCGGCGCACAGCGCGAGAACCGCGACGTCGAGCGCGAAACGAATGACGTGCTCCGCGAGCGCGAGGCGCTCATCCGGCAGAACGAGAACGCGCAGGAGCGCTATGCTCGCCGGCTGGAAACCCTCGGCCGCTTGGTCGAGCGTGCCGAGCGTGCCGGTCAGCCTATCCCTGACGAGACCATTTCCCGTGAAGCGCAGTCGGCGCTGGATGAGCTTGAGCGTGCACAGACCCGCGTGAACGAGGCGACGGGCCGAACTTCGGAAGCCGTCCGCGAGCTCGGCCTGACCTTCTCGTCGGCCTTCGAGGATGCGGTGATCCGCGGGAAGAAATTCTCCGATATCCTCAAGGGGATCGGCCAAGACGTGGCCCGCATCATCGCGCGACGCACCATCACCGAGCCGCTCGGCAATGCAGTCTCCTCGGCGCTTTCCGGCTTCTCCTTCGGCGGCGTCTTCGACAGTATCGGCTCCGCGCTCGGGGGGCTGTTCCGTGCCGATGGTGGCCCGGTCGCGTCGGGGCAGCCCTACATCGTCGGCGAGCGCGGACCGGAATGGTTCGTGCCGAAGCAGGCGGGAACCGTTCTGCCGAACGGCACGTCGCCCGGAGGGCACACCATCAACACGAGCATCGCCATCGACGCCCGCGGCGCGGATGCGGGCGTCGAGGCCCGGCTTCGCATCATGGGCGCGCAGATCGCCCGCCAAGCCTCGGCGATGACGCTCGACGCCATCCGTCGCGGCGGCACGGCCTACGACACGGTGCGCGGATGACGGAATACGCCTGGCCTGCCGAGCTTCGCCCGTCCCGGCAGGTCTTCTATATCCAGCCGAACACGCTGCGCTTCGTCTCGCCCATCACCCGTCAGACGCAGGTGCTTCGGCGAGAGGGCGCACGCTGGATCGCCGACCTCACGTTCGACCCGCTGAACGCGCGGCTCGCCGGCGTGCTGGAAGGGCTGCTCGCCGCACTCGCCGGCTCGGTCAACACGGTCCGCATGCGCGACTTCCGGCGTGAGTTTCGCACCGGTGATCCGCGAAGCCAGGGCAACGTGCCGATCGGACCCTACAGCTTCAACGACGCGACGATCTTCACGGACGGCACCGGCATGGTGGTCGGTTCGGGCAATCCAGCCCTCGCCGCGGGGGGCGTCCGCGGCGCGCTGCAACTGAGCACGCAGGGCTGGTGGCCCAACGGGGTGGCCGTAGGGGCGGGCGACTGCATCGGCCTGGGTGGCCGGCTCTACATGGCGACCGAGCGCGTCGTGGCCTCTGGCACCGGCACGGCCACAATCCCGATCGCGCCGCCGCTTCGCGCGGCGGCGCCGATTGGCGAAGCCGTGGTCTTCAACAACGTGACGACGCCGATGCGGCTCGTCTCCGATGATGAGAGCGTCAACCCGACGCGCGCAGGCCGCTTCACTTCGATCTCGTGCCGCTTCGAGGAGGCCCTGTGACCGATCCGGCCATCCGCGCCACGCCGCGGCTCACGGACCAAGCTGCATCGGCGGCCACGGCGCCCGTCGTGGCGCCGGTGATCCTCTGCGATCTCGACTTCGCGTCCGGTGCGTTCCGGGTGTGGACGGGCCTCGGGCAACTCGCATGGGCCGGCCGCGTGTATGAGGGCATCGGCGACCTCGGCGTCATGAGCGAGGTCGAGGAAACCGTCGAGCTTCGTGCCGTCCGGCTGACGCTTTCGCTCTCGCCCGTGCCGCAGGAAGTCATCGACATCGCGCTTTCCGAGCGGTCTTACCGACTGCGAAATGCACGCCTCTGGTTCGGCCTGCTCGACGAAGCAGGTGCCTTCGTCGCCGACCCGTTCCCATTGTGGGCCGGCATCATGGACACGATGGAAGTCGTGGACGGCGCCGAACCGCGCGTGACCCTCTCTTGCGAAAGCCGCCTTGTGGACCTCGAACGCGCCGAGGTTCGCCGCTACACGGATGCCGACCAGCAGGCGGAATACGCGGGCGACCGCTTCTTCGAGTATGTGCCCGCCTTGCAGGAGGCCGAGATCAGGCTGCCGCGTCGGTGACGCGCCTCCCGGACTGGTCGGCACGGCTTGCTGCGGTGCTGCATGCTGCGGAGAACCGGCCTTTCGACGATGCGCGCTGGAACTGCGCGCGCTTCGTTCTCGCGTGCATCGAGGCCATGACCGGGCAGCGGCCATCCTGGCACACGGCACCGACGCTCGAAGCCATGGCCGCGAGTGCCGGCTTCCAGCCCATCCTGCCGAGCTTCACCCGGCCAGGGGATGCGGTCATGGCGCCCGGTCCGGACCGACTTGGCGTCGCGGTAGAAGCGGGCCGCGCCGCATTCATTGGCCCGCGCGGGCTGCTGCATGCGCCCATCACGACCTGTTCGGTGGCTTGGAGGATCGGCTGACATGCCCGCCGCGATCCCCATCGTCGCCGTCATCGCCGGTGCGGTCGGCTCTGCCGCGGTCGGCGGCGGCGTCATCGGCGCGCTCGTCGGCGCGGGTGCGGCCATCGCGGTCTCGGTCATCGGCGGCGCGATCTTTTCGTCGCCGCGTGCCACCAGCACCAGCACCGCCTCCTTCAACACGACGGGCGGCGGCGGCGGCGGAAGCGCTGGCGGGACGACGACCACCGCCGTTGAAGCCCAGACGCGCACGCAGTCCTTCCGGCAGGCGATCACGGAGCATCAGATCGTCTTCGGCCGTGTGAAGGTGAGCGGCCCGATCATCTTCATCCACAGCGCGACCGATGACGAAGGCCGCGAGGACGGCTACTTCTATGCCGTGGTCGTGCTGGCGGGCCATCGCGTTCGCTCCATCGGCGAAGTGTTCCTGGGCGACAAGTCGGAGAACGACGCCACCTTCGCGGGACTTGTGCGGGTGGACCGCCATCTCGGCGACCCCAACCAGACGGCGAACGGGAACCTGATCGCCGAGACGAGCGGGAAGTGGACGGGCGACCATCGCGGACGCGGCCGTGCCTACATCGCCGTCCGCCTCAAGATGCGGCCCGAGGCCTTCCCATCCGGGCCACCGAACATCGCTGCCATCGTCGAGGGCGCCGATACGATCCATGACCCCCGCACCGGCGGCACCGGATGGACGGACAACGCCGCGCTCTGCCTTGCGTGGTATCTGACGGCGCCGTTCGGATGGCGCGCGTCGTGGGACGAGATTGACATTCCCTCGGTGATGGCCGCGGCCAACATCTGCGACGAGATCGTCGGCCGCCGCGACGGCACCGCGGAGCGTCGCTACACCGTCAACGGCCGCGTCTCGCTCGGCGAGGGCAAGATCGCGGTCACGCGGAAGCTGCTCGCGGCCATGGCCGGCACCCTGATCGTCTCGGGCGGACGCTTCGTCATGCACGCCGGCGCCCCGGCGATCCCCGCCGCCTCCATCACCGCGAACGATCTTCGGGGCGATGTGAGCGTCCTCGGCAGCCGTCCACGCCGTGACCTCTTCAACGGTGTGCGCGGGGTCTATGTCGATCCCGCGAAGAACTGGCAGCCGACCGACGCGCCGCCGCTGCTCGCCGCCAACTACGTGACTGAGGATGGAGGCGAGACGATCTACCGGGACATGGACTTTGCCCTGACCTCCTCGCCCGCGACGGCGCAACGCCTCATGAAAATCGAGCTTGAGCGGAACCGGCGGCAGCGGACGGTCAACATCCAGGCGAACCTTTCTGCGCTGCGCTTCCGGCCTTGGGACGCGGTGACGGTCGCCATCGACCGCATCGAGCCGTTCCCCGCGCGGATCACCGGATGGCGCTTCGCGCCGGATGGCGGCGTCGATCTCACGCTTTCGGAAGAAGATGCCGCGGTCTGGGCATGGAACCCGGCCGTGGACGAGCGGGCGACAGGGGAAAGCCCCTCGGTCGTCCTGCCGCGGCCCGGCACCATCGCGAGCCCAGCGACGATCGTGGTTGGCACGCCCATCGTGCCAATCTTCGCGGCCTTCGGCGTGGACTGGTCGGCGGTAGCTTCGTCGCACCTGTCCGGCTACGACGTGGAAGCGCGGCCCGCATCGGTGGGCTTCTGGCTGGGCGTCGTGGCGGGGACCGGCGCGCTGAATGTCGTCTTCCCCACCGCCGAGCCGACCGCATTCCGCGTGCGTGCACGTGCGCAGAGCGGGGCCGCGTCGGGTTGGCGCGAGGCGCTGATCCCGAACGCTCCGTCAGGCCTCGCTGCTGTCGGCGTCGTGGGCGGCATCCAGATCACCGGCATCTATCCGTCCGGCGTGGTTGGAGTGCAGGTCTTCGAGGCCGCGTCGAACAACCTGTCGGCAGCAGCCTTGCAGGCGACGATCACGACGCTTCCTTGGACGCGCACCGGCCTGACGACGGGCCAGGCGCGGTGGTTCTGGCTGCGCTCGGTATCGCCGGAGGGCAACGTCTCCGCCCTGATCGGCCCCGTCACCGCGACAGCGCTGTAGGGATTTCGGCATGCCCGCACGCATCGACGACCTGCTCGTCCTCAACACGGCCGTCAACAAGAACGATTTCGCGAAGTATCTGCGCGATCGCGAGGCGGTCCTGCCGAACGACTTCGGCGGCCTCGGGGATGGCGTCGCCGACGACCGCACCGCAATCCAGGCGTGCTTCGATCGCGCGGGCACCGACCAGAAATTCGCGCTGATCCCGCCTGGCACGTGGAACGTCTCTGGCACCGTCACCCTTCCCGGCGCAGCGCGCGGCATCGTGATGCAGGGGACCATCCGCTACACCGGAACCGCGCCGACGAGCGTGCTGACGCTCGGCGATGGCGGCACCGTCCGCAACGGCGAGAAGCTCTACACGGGCTTGAACGTCATCAGGCAGACGATCTCCGACTGGTCGTCGGAAGCCGATATCGGCATCACCGTGCGCAACGTCGATGCCTCGCAGATCGAGCTTCGTCGTGTCGAAGGCTTCACGATCGGCATGCGCACCCTCGGCAACGGCCGCGGCGTCGAGGACAGCACCTTCACCCTCGGCCGGATCGTCAACAACAAGATCGGCCTCGACATCTGGTGCGCCACCGCGACCGCGTGGAACACGTCCATCCGCTACTACGGCGGCCACTTCGCGTGCGCGACCGGGATCAACGCCACCCAGAACCGATATGGGGTGCGCTTCGGGAACGAGCCCGGGGCCTACACCAACCACAACCGGCATATCTTCGACGGCCCGAACTTCGAGCTTCGGCAAGCCGGGTCGAACCTCGCCATCCCCTTCCTCAACCAGACGGACGGCAGCGCCATCATCGGGCGCAACCTGCGCATGGAGGCGTGCTCGCCGATCGTCGCGCAGCACACCGGCGACGCACAGGATTGCGAATATGACGTCACCTGGACCAACACCTACCTCGTCAGCATCGACTACACAGCCACGGCCAACCGATGCGGCAATGCCGTCTTCAACCGGCACCGAGCACCGGCTTCCCGCTTCACGCGCCTGCTCGCCGACGTGCCGAGCACGCGGGTCGTCGCCTTCCGGCAATCGGCGACCGAGGTCGGTGCTGAAGGCCTGATCACGCTCTCGACCTCGACGACCGGGGCGACCTTCCTCGCCGACTTCTGCTTCAACGGCCTCGACGAAGTGGCCGTCACTGATCGCGCGATCACGCTCGGCGCGAGCCGTGGCCTCGGCTGGATGGTGGATTGTCATGCGGTGCGCGAGCTTGCCCTCGTGCACTGGCTCACCGCCGGGGCGGCCGGGGGGCGCCTCTTCGTGCGCTGCTTCGACGGCGCCGGCAACGTTCGCCTCGATGTCGCAGGCGATGTGCTGGCCTCGCTGACGACGATGCAGTGGAACGCTCCGGCGAGGGGGTGGAATGCCGGGGCGCCGATGGACGATGCGAACCTGAACCGGCGCATGACGCTGCGCTTCGGGCCTGCGGTCCTCTACGCGCAGATCGGGATCATCGGCTTCGACGGCCCGATCAACTTGGAAGCCATGCGGCTCTACGGCCTCCCAGAAAACGGGCCGACGATCTTCAATGGGACGCCGTTGGTTCCCAATGGCGGGCGACGCATCATCGCCGCGGAGATCGCCTACGACCCGCCGAGCCTTGCCGCCGGAGCGACCGCGCTGGTAGACGTGACCGTCACCGGCGCGCGACAGGGCGACCTCGCCTTGGCGTCCTTCGTGTCCAGCACGCGCTTCTTCGAACTAGACGCCTTCGTCTGGTCCAACAACACCGTGCGCGTGATGGTGCGGAACATCTCCAACACGACGATCGACCTGGGATCATCCACGCTGTCGGTGCAGGTCGAGAAGCGGCGCATCCCGTAGCGCGCCCGCCAGAAGCGTGAGGAAGGCCCCGCCGGGGCCGGGGGCTATCCCCGGCCCCGGCGGGGCCTTTCGCCGTTCTGGGGCCCTCCCGGCGGGGTAGGGCGCCCTATCCGGCGCAGCGCGCCAGGGCGACCTCGCGCAAGGCCAGGAAGGCCGCGGTCGCGGCATCGAAGGACGCGCTCGGGGCGGCAAGCGGCTTGACCATCACGAAGCCCATCCTGCCCCGGCGCGCCCAGTAGTCGCCTTCGGTGATCGCCAGGAAGCCCGCCAGCCCCTGCTTCACGAGCGCGGCCTCGGCATTGGCGATCTCGGCTTCCGATGGGTCGCTATGTCGTCCCAGCCAGACATGCCGGCCATCTTCGCCGATGATGGCCCACCGCTTCTCCCGCGCCCCGGCGCCCATGATCCCTGTCCTCCGGGCCGCCCATCGGCCCCGGGGTTCTGTGAGCCCTATACCCGGCCGGACAGCAACTGGCATCACCGGGTTTGCCGATCATCCCGTAACCCATTGATCCCCGGCGGGCGAAGCATGCCGGTTTGCCTCGCGACGCCCTTGATTTTGGCCGGTAAGCGTGGCCCCGTACGGGACGCCAAGAGATTAGAAAATTCAGTTACTTGACCATCGGTCCTGCTTCAATCCCCACAAGTGCCCCCACATTTCAGTTGGCACCCGCGGCATTCCCCGCGCTTCCATAACCTGACCGATCAGGTAGCCGCGATGCAGTGGCTGCTCACGCCGGGGTGCGGGGAGCAGTTCTTCATTAAGGCAGGTCGCGCGCCGGCTCCAGCAAAAACGCCGAAGCCGGACGCCGCGGAAATCGCGCACATTCTCGCGCTCACGTCGCGTTATGGGCTGGAAATGCTGCCTCACATTGCCGCGCCCTACCTGCCTTGA